CGCACTTTTCTAGAGGGCTGCGCCTTGCCTGCGTCGCTCCGCTTTTTCCGGGGTGAGCCAGGCGAAGCTTTGACCCTATTCACTGGAGCCTTTGCCGCTTGCGGTGTGCGCGGAAAAAGTCCCGTACCTTGTGGAAAAAGCTCTGGCGGTATGTCGGCGCCATCGTTCAAGCGCTGGCAATCCCGCCAGTAGGGCACAAGCTCCCGCCACAACTGGAGCGGCCCTTCCTTGCCGTGGGCCTGCTGGAGCGATAGCAGATCAGCCCAGTCTGATTCTTCCAGCGTGGAGCGCTCTACAGCCCAGCGCAGGTCGCGCAGGTGGCGCTTTTCCAGGCGCAGCGCTTCGCGCTCTGCCTCTCGTTGATCCCGTGCGAGATCCTTGCGTTCGCGCTGGGTCGCCCATTCTCCGTTTGCCATGGTGTGGCTTGAGGTTGTCGCCTGCAACAGTAGCGCACAGGTCAAGCGGCGCTGCCCACTTGAAGAAGTGTAACAGTAGGGAGGCTTCCGGCTGGGGCGTGGGGCAGACTGGCGGAGTCAACCAAGGGAGACCTTCCCACCATGGCACGCGACCTCTGGATCCACCCCGCACCTGCTCAGCCGGACGATTTCCTGTTGCTGCAATATGAAAACCAGTACGGCTACCCGGAAGGTGCCAGTACCTCTATCTATCAGCACCCTTGGAGTCAGCACGACTACATCGGCCTGGCTGCAGAGATGGAGATCGTCCGAGATCTCGATGACGGATACCGCGTCCGGCTGATTGCCTACAGCTGGAGCGTATGGCCTGATGGCGCCTCGCCGTCTTGCTTCGAACGCTTTAATGGGTGCAGCGCCCAACTATGGGAAAGCCACGAGACTTTCGGCCGCTTCACGGACGCAGAAGCCTACGCGCAGTTCTGCTGGAGCCGCTGGCGGGCTACCGGTACCGGCGGGTCTGCCGGGCTGCGCTGGCGCGATGACGTGGATTCGCACCTTAACCCGGTGCCGGCGCTTGCCTAGTGGCGCGTGCTGTTGTATTGTATTTCACGAGACCCCACCCTAAGGCTCACACCATGATCATCAATCCCGCATCCTGCTCCGGCTGGAGCATCCCGGCCGACGCCTCGCTATCACTGCTGGACATACAGGAACTACACAGAAGCACGGGCTACTGTTGGACAGTTGAGACCCGGTACGCTGGACCTACCAACACCAAGGGTTCTCGCGTGTTGGTGTCGTTCGTCGGAAGCCGCAAGGGCAGCAAAACCTACAGCTGGCGCCATTCGCTTAGCACCGGAGAAAATCACCTAGCGGCTGCCGTGGAATGGATGCAGCAGCTAAGCAGTCTCAACGGTGCGCCTTCCTACGCCCTAGTGGCTAAGGCCAGCACCGATAAAGGCTACGTGTTCACCTTCTGTTGAGCCTCGCTTGCGTTCGGCTCACTGCACCGCTTGCGCGGTGCTTTTTGTTGGCGTGACAGGTTAGCATGGGACTATCGAGTTTGTGACTCAAACGTGCCGGAATCTGAGGCCCAAGATGTAAAGAAAGTCCCGCTCACCGTGGCCAACGATGAGAGCAAGCGGTGGCGCGGTGGGAAGGGCTCGAGCGTACGCGTAGAAGAACGGGCGAACTGGTGTTATGCCGAGATCCTTAACGGTGGTACGCGTCGCCAGATCACTCAGAAACTAGCGGATCGGTTCGGCGTGTCTGTCAGAACGGCAGATGATGACTACAGTCGCGCAGCAGAGATGCTTAAAACGGAGCAAATTGCAACGCGCGGTGATCTACTGAACCAAATTCAAGCGCTGCGCTTATCTGCCTGCCGTAAGGCCATGGCGAAAGGCCAGCTGCAGACGGTGGCGATGCTGCTCAAAGATATGGGCGCGGTGATTGGAGAGGCTGCACCGGAGCAGCAGGCAGCCGCTGCCCCCACTCTCAATATCACCGTGGAAGACAAGCGGCAGGCTTGACGCCTGCGGCTGCTGTGCTACAATACGGGACGTAAGCACACCACGCTTCCCCCATGAATCGCTTTCTCACCCTGGCCGCACTGCTCACAGCCTGCGGCATCATCGCTATGGGCGCCGATAACGCAGACCGCCTGGCACAGTGCGAGTCTGCCGGCCGCTCGGCTGCAGAATGCCGCCTGCTGGTGCTCGGCAGATAAGCATTGCTGATGTTACACAATGTCACAGCAGGACCGCCACGTGCGGCTCTGCTGTGCTACACTATGGGTGTGAGGGCAGCAGTGAATGCCCCACGCAACCACCCACACCAAGGGAACAAATGAACTATCCAACCACCGCTCAAGTCGCTGCCAGGCTCGAACAGTACGCGCGCACTATCGCCCCAGCCGTCGCCCTGGTACTGACTGCTGTAGTACACACCTATTGGCTTGGCTACCGTCTCGGCCGACTAGTACACCGTACCAACGACTGGCTGGCGCAGCACTGGCCGACCCGCCCGACCACCAGTACACCCGAACCACTAACTGAGATCATCGCCGAAACTAAGACTGCTGTACTAGTCGAGGACGTGCACAGCCTGCGCGCGCAGGGCCTTACCCAACGTGCCATAGCGGAGCGTCTCGGCGTGTCCCGCTCGACCGTGCGGCGCCGCCTGGCCGCTGCCGTGTGACACAGTAGCGACCCCTAGCAGACCGGCCCCCACGGGCCCGCTAGGGGTCTCTCGCGGTTGTAGTACACGTGCACCAGGGGGCAGGGTCCGGCGCTGGTGGGGGCTGGTCAGCCCTCAGGGAACCTACTGACATATCCTCAATTTCTTCTTCTGTACTACACCGGGGCAGGGGTTCGATTCCTGTAATACCCTAGAAGGTACCCCTACCGCTAAAAATGCCCGATTCTGCTGGAGCACTCACCCTTCGCTACGCCCAAGGCGAGGTGTTTTCCAGCCGAAAACGCTTCCGCGTCCTTGTTGCGGGCCGCCGATTCGGCAAAAGCTACCTCGCCTGCATCGAACTTCTGCGTGGAGCGATCGAACGCCCAGGCGAAACCTTCTTTTACGCCGCCCCGACCTACCGCATGGCAAAGGACATCGCCTGGAAGGTGATGAAAAAGCTGGTCCCCAAAGCCTGGATCAAGGCAAAAAACGAAACCGACCTCAAGATCGAACTCGTCAACGGCTCCACGATCGAGCTGAAGGGCACTGAAAACGCGATGGCCCTACGCGGCCGCAGCCTCGCTGGCGTGGTGCTCGACGAAGCCGCCTTCATGTCCAGCGAAGTCTGGTTCGAAGTCATCCGCCCCGCCCTCGCCGACAAACAAGGCTGGGCACTTTTCATCTCCACGCCCGACGGCACCGCCAGCTGGTTTTACGACCTCTGGTGCTATTGCGAAGAAGGCGACAACGACTGGCAGCGCTGGCAATTCACCACAATCGACGGCGATAACGTCCCTGCCGAGGAAATCGAAGCCGCCCGCTCCCAACTCGACCCTCGCACATTCCGCCAAGAATTCGAAGCCAGCTTCGAGAACCTAAGCGGTCTCGTCGCGATCAGCTTCTCGGACGACAACATCAACAAAGAGGTCCAAGACCTCCCCGTCCTCCCCCTCCTCCTTGGAGTGGACTTCAACGTGGACCCCATGAGCGCCATTTGCGCCGTCAAAAAAGGCGACGTTCTCTGGGTATTCGACGAAATCATCATGACCGGCGGCGCCACCACCTGGGACCTCTGCGAAGAAATCCAAACCCGCTACGGCGTGGAGCGCCGAATTATTGCCTGCCCGGACCCCACCGGCGGCGCCCGCAAAACCGCCGGCGTTGGAGCAACCGACCACAGCATCCTCCGCAAGAGCGGCTTCACTGTTTCCAGCCCCCGCAACCCCTGGAAAATCCGCGACAAGATCACGTGCGTCAACACCGCATTACTCGACGCCACCGGACGCCGCCGCCTCTTTATCCACCCAAGATGCAAAGAGCTAATCAAATCCCTTCGAACTCTGACTTATGCCCCCGGAACCGGTCTCCCCAACAAAAATCTGGGCGTCGATCATGCTTTCGATGCTCTTGGCTACTTGTGCCTTCAAACTTTCAACCTTGCCAAGCCCGAGACCCTCGGCAAAACGTCCTATCGTGTGTGGTAGCACCCGCTTTGGCACACAATGGCCGCCAAGAAACCCTCAAAAGGCCGAAAAAAGGTAGAAAAAGTGATGTCAGAGTACAAATCCGGCTCCCTCAAGTCTGGATCGGGCAAAAAAGTAACCACCCGCAAGCAAGCCATCGCCATCGCTATGTCCGAGGCTGGCATGACCCGCAAAAAAAGGAAAAAATAATGGCGAAACGCGGCCTGTACAGCAACATCCACGCCAAGCGCAAGCGCATCGCCGCCGGAAGCGGCGAAAAAATGCGCAAACCCGGAACAAAAGGCGCCCCAACCGCTGCAGCCTTCAAAGCATCCGCAAAAACCGCCAAAAAGCGCAAAAAAAGCTGATTATGGCCATCCAAACGGTCAACGGCAGCTGCGTCCACATTGAAATCGACGCCGAAGACGGCTGCACCCACGCCACCTTCGTCTTTCGCACCCCCCAAAACCCCGAAATCGTCGGCGGCTTTGTCACAATGCTGACCCAAGGCATCGAAGTGCTGGTACCAATCAACGACCCAGACGAGGAAGAAGACGACGACTAGGGTCTAAACTGAGTCATCGGGTTGTGTATTAAACGGCTGCCGCCATGCCCTCTACAACATTTCTAGATTCAAGCGGCTTCGAACGCCAAGTATCCCCGAGTAGCCCGATGCCCGTGGACATCGGCAACGCGACGCTTAGCGTCACGGCCGATGGCGTCGAGATCAAAAACGACAGCGGCAACCCTGTACCAACTGAACCACTCGGCATCCCTGCGGTGGCTCGCCAGCTCAGCGCTGGATCCAGCAGCGCCAACACTGCACTGACTACCACCTGCCGCCGTATCAGCATCAAGGCGATTGGCGCTGACATCCGCTATGCCATCGGTAGCACGTCGCAGACCGCATCAGCAACCACGCACTTCATCGGCAATGGTGAACGACTGGATCTTGCCGTGCCTGCCACTCCAAATATCGCCGTGCTTCGTAACGGCAGCACTGACGGCACCCTGGAACTGACCGAGCTGAGCTGATGCGCCTGAGTTCGTCCCGCTCAACTGCAATCATCCACCGACCGCAGCAGGACTTCCCGCTGTGGGATAAAGCTGGCACGCGCCCCAGCTTGGACCTTCAGTTCGCTGACCGAAAGGATCTAGTTGACGCCACTACTGGGTCGAACCTTGTTGACTTCACCCGCGCCAGTAGTGGGACGTATGTGGGCAGCGATGGGTTGATCAAGACGGCGGTGACGAATTTGCTAACATATAGTGAAGATTTTGGAACAGGGTGGACAGCAGCATCTGGAACTGTCATTACAACAAATGCAACTTCTAATCCAATAAACAATCTAACTGATGCAGATAAGTTAGCTGTCGGCACATCTTCTTTCCCACAGATAATACAATCCCTAAACACTACCGTTGCTAATGCACACACTTTTAGTGCTTATGTTAAAGCTGACGGTGTTAATTTTGTGCAATTAAGAGTTAGAAATACTGGTGCAACAAGTAACTATTTTAGAGCTATTTTTAATTTAACCGATGGAAATATCACCCAAAATACTGCGTTTGGAAATGGCACTTATACATCTGGAAGTGCTGTTTCTGTGGGAAATGGTTGGTGGCGTTTAAGTATTGCGGGAATTGCAGATACTAGTGGGACTCAGGCTACAGTCCTGCTTATTTTAACGTCGGATGAGGATGGCAATGTAGCCACTCCAAGCACCAATGATGCAACGGATGGCATCTACCTCTGGGGCGCCCAACTAGAGCAATCCTCCACCGTTGGCGAATACATCCCCACCACCAGCACGATCAACAGTGCTCCACGCTTCGACCACGACCCCGTGACGGGCGAGAGCTTGGGGTTGTTGGTGGAGGAAAGTAGGACGAATTTGCTGCTGCAGTCGGAAGATTTCTCGACGACGTGGAGTGTAACAAATGCAACTTTGCCCCCTATTGATGGACTTGCGCCGGACGGAGGTTCTGCTGGCAATAAAGTGGTATCAAATAACGGCTCTTTTGGTTACTTGTTGCAGGATTCTCCGTCGTTGCCTTTAACAGGAAGCTATACATACTCGATTTATGCAAAATCTGGTGAATGGAATTGGCTGACTCTGTGGGTTTATGACGGTACAGGTGCTACCACTTATAGTTTTAATTTAGATGCTGGATCATCGACTGATGGAACCATAACTGCAGTAGGTAATGGATGGTATCGCTGTTCTAAGACGGTAACATTGCTTGGTGGAGCAGCTAGCGGTAGAGTTCGACTTTATCCAAACAACCAGCAAGGTCCGTCTGTTACTGTCGGAGACGGCACCTCCGGCATCTACATCTGGGGCGCCCAACTAGAAGCCGGCGCCTTCCCCACCAGCTACATCCCCACCACCAGCTCCACCGTCACCCGCGCTGCTGACGTGGCCAGTATTAGTGGTAGCAACTTCTCTGGCTGGTTCAATGAGTCAGAAGGGAGTTTATATACTGCCGCATCTTTTATTGGCGCGGTTTCT